GGTTGACGCGTTAGCGATGGCTCTAGTGCCATAACCTAAAGCTTGACCTATTAATTCTAAATTCGTATTTGTTGTTGTGCCCCAAGTTCCACTGGCATCACCAGTAGCCATTTCATTAAGTCTTAGGTTATTAACGTATGTACTAGCCATTTATTTTCCTCGTGTAAAAATTATATATTATTAAGCAACTTCACTCCAGTCAGGAGATTGAGTTGTAGAAATTGTTGAGTAATTTGGAGATTGAGTTGTAGAAATTGTTGAGTAATTTGGTGTTTGTGAATCATCTATTAAAACCCAAACTAAAAGATCAGTAATTCTACCTATACCTTCTACTCCTGTGGGATAGATATTAGCGTGGGCTGTTGTACTAAGGCTTCCTACTGATCCTGTTGCTGTTCCTAGTGTAACTGGAATTATATTTACAGTTACTAGGCTTATGCTGCCTAAAGCTGTAGTTCCTACTACATTTGTAGGATAGACATTAGCATCACCTGTTACAGTTTCATCACCTAATGCAATAGTAGATGCATTACCTGAAACCCCTGTTATAGCAAAACCAGCAGCTAAAATAGTTCCTAAAGCACTTGTCCCAGCTAATCCTGTTTCTGTTACGTTGGCATCTCCGCTTACAGATTCAGTACCTAATGTGGTTGTTCCAGCTAATCCAGTAACAGATACATTAGCTACACCAGTAACTGTTTCATTTCCAATTGCACCTGTACCTGCAACTCCTGTTTCTGCTATATTAGCAGCACCAGTTACAGTCAAAGAGCCTAATGCTGTAGTTCCAGCAAGCCCTGTTAGTGCAATAAGGTTTTCTTCACCCCAAGTATCAGAACCCCACGTTCCTCTACCCCAACCTGTTACATTAGCCATTGGCTAACTCCTTTATGCTATTCTAATAACAGCGTTAGAAGCATCAGCAGTAGGAAAAGTAATTGTAAATGAACCTGCTGTAGAAGTTTTATCTGCACCAAAATCAAATACAGCTACGGCTGGATCACCAGAAGCTGTGTCATTAAAAATCATACAACCTCTAGCAGTTATAGTTGCCGTTCCAAATGTTAAATCAGCAAAATCTGTAAATGCAGTTGTTCCTGAAGTAGCAGGGTTTACTCTAGTTAAACTAGAGCCTTTTGCAGTGTAGTTTGTTCCACTTGCTTCATTAGTGGTCGTATAAGCAGTTGTTGCTGCTGACATAGTTGCACTTGAAGTATACAAAGCTAATTTAAAATCATTACCTCCAGAAAGTAAAAAGTTATGTTTAGCTTCTAAAAGTTCTTTTTTAAAACTAGTTGCCATTGCTTGTGTTATCGCCATTAAAGTCTCCTTATTATATTTGCTAGGTCTTTATGACCTTGTTTTTCTAATTCGTTGCATATAGTACAAGTATGGTTTTTTATTCCTTCTTGTATGTAATGTGCAACAACCATTTTAGTTCTTGCTCTGAAAGCATGAGCTTGTGATTTTATTTCTATAGGAGCAGTATCACTTATAGAAATTAATTTATTAGTAGCCATTTCAGCTACTTCTTCTGCAGTATGACCTCTATTAGAAGTCGTCTGCACCCCTAAGTCTCCTATAGAAATTTTAAATTCTTCTGTTTCCATTAATATTTTTTTGGTTCAACTGGTTCAGATAAGTTTAAATCTTTTCTTCCTATTATGCCAACAGGTTTAGATTCTTCTTGTAACTGCATTTCAGAAAGGTTACAAACTTTTATCCCAGAACCATTTTGGTATGTAATTTTTGGATCATTTAATCTGTGATAGCCGTATAGTTTTTCTTTAAAATCTATATCTGTATCTAATAAACTTGAACGTGGAGCTATTTCTATTTGAATACTTGCATCAATACATTTAGATAACCAAAACTCTACACATCCTCTTCCTGATTCTGCAAAGTGCATATTTGTTTTATATGTATAATCAACTCCAAAAATACATAGTTTGTTAACTTTATTCCACAAAGCAAAAGCTATTGCATAAGGAATAGTATTGTTAAAATATGAACAACCTGTGTTATTTACAACAGACTCTATTGGATATTCTATTGCAGAAGGAACTCTATTATCTAACTCGCATGTATAAATAGGAAATTTACATTCAGGCAAAGTTTTTTTCATCATAGATGTCATTGAGCCTGCATTTTCTGTATCTAAAAATCTACTCATTGGGTCTAAAATAAAAGCCCTATCAATATTAGGCAAAACTCCAATCATTGCGTTTATAGCCCAAACTTCATCAAATTTTACGCTGTGTGTTTGAGAAAGATGAAAATCTAATTGACTTTGACCCATAGCAACTATTGCAATATCTTTGCCTTCTAGTTCTTTAATAGGGTCATTAGACATTTATTTTTCTTTGTCCATCCCTGTATGCGTCTTTGCGATTATAACCATCTGATTCTAATGTTAATCTTTGCAATGCTTCTTGAAATCTTTTTTCATAATTCATCATCAAGTCAGGTTCACCTTTCATAAAAGTATACGCTTCTAATAAGCTAGCATAAAGCAATACTTCTGGTGCATTTGTACCTAACCAAGTTGTGCCGTCAGAAGATTCTGTAATGGATTGAGGTATATAAAAATAATGTAATTCTGTTGTAAAATTTGAGTTTGGTGTAGGACCAACTATAAAAGTAGTGTCATCAAATTGTGCATAATGTTTTGGTGTACCTGTAGTAGAAACAAGAGGATAAGCTTCTCTCATAAAACTTACATCAGTATTTAAAAGATAACTATAATTACTATCACTATCTAACACAGCCAAGGAATAAGGGTATAAATAGTCGCTAGGAGTTGATAAATATTGATTACTAGCAGTAAATGTTCCAGTAACATTTTTTCTAAAATTAGGTAACTCAACAGATTTTATTATTCTGTCTTCTGCTTGAACAATAAAAGTAGGTAAATTAGAAACAAATGATGTTTCAGTATTTTGCGTATAATCTTCTATAGCTGATTTTAATGTTGTAAATGTCCAACTCATTCTGTACTCACTGTTAGTTTACCAATTTCACCTTTAATATCTAAACCCATTGTTGAAGAACCAAATTCTGTTACTCCACCTCCAATAGGATCAAATGAATAGTAACTAGTTGAGTCTTTTTCTCCTGTATCTATTCTAGGATTATATAAATTTTGTGGATCAACCACATTTAATTCACCTAGTTTTAATTGAGGCTGGTCTTCATCTAAACATTCTCTGCAAACACGCAACCCATTTCTTACACCATCGTATATTTCATATTGTAATTCGTTCAACTTATAACTAAACGCACAACGATCACATTGCCCTAGAGCTTTACTCGCTCTTGCATATGCCATTAATAACCACTCATTGTTAAATCAGGAACAAATCTTATGGATGCTTTTTCTCTGTCTGCTTCACTTACTTCTTCCCATAATTCCATGTAGCGTTGTCGTATCATAGGAACTCTTTGTTGAGCTTCTGGTGATTTACAAGCTATATTGTAGGCTAAGGCATAAGTTAGACATGGAAGATATCTTGTAGGAACGTCAGCTTCATTACTAGCCACAATACCCACATCTTCTATTTTTTTTACATAGTCATATATTAATGTATATGTTTCTTGAGAATCAGGAGTTGACCATAAAATTATTTTTACAGAATCATTATCTTTATCTACATAAAACTGTGTAGGTTTTGATTGTGTTAATTTATTTGATTGATGATTGTATTCGGTTCTTGATATACGATTTAATCTTTGATCAAACTGATTAGAAGTATTACCAACATTAGTTCTAATAAAAACATCAACAACATCTAAAGCACTAGCATCTATAGTATAACTACTTGTTCCTGCTGTTAAAGTTGCACTTCCTTGTTCTATTGTCCAAAGATTTAATCCTTTGTTTTGCCATTCTAAAAATACTAAATTTAAAGCTCTTTTAGCTCCACGATAGCTATATCCTGAACGAAGTTCAAGACCACAAAGATCATAAGCTTCTTCCATAATGTCGCTTATATCTAAGTTAAATGTTGTTGTTCCACTTGTTGCCATATCTATCCTGTATTAACACTTCCACCTTCTGCGAGCCTGTCTAATTCTAGAGTTAGGATCGTTTTTAGTTTTAGCTGAACTTTTTTTAAGTTGACCTGCTGATCTTGCACAATAAGACTTTCTTCTTTTAGCTGCTTTACTACCTTTTTTTACTTTACCTGTAACTGCTGTTTTTAACTTAGAACCTGGATTTGCTTTGCGATAAGCTGCAACTCCTTTCTTGGTCATACCAGCACCACTTTTAGTAGGTCTGTAATTAGCTCCCTTACCTTTTGTTGTTTTAGGTATAGGGCTTTCTTTTCTTCTCATTGTAAAGAATAATTACTAGTCTTTATTTTTTTTTATAGTTGGTTCAGTCATACCACCACCAAACATTTCTTTTACATACTCTTTATATGAAGAAGCTTCTTTGCCAACTTCTGTGCCACCACCTTTATTGTAATTTAATGCACCACCTGCACGATAATTTTTACTCATAGGTGCGTTTTTATTTTTCCACATTCCAGATTCTTTTTTAGGCATAGTGCCCTCCTGTTAATTGAATACTTACAATACTCCGTTTTATCAGAGTATTATAAATATAAATGATACTACTTCTTTTTAGAAGTAGTTTTTTTTGTTACTTTCTTAGCTGATGTTTTCTTCTTAGTTGGTTTTTTACCACCAACATAAGCTTCATTTACATCTGGCGTAGACAGGTCATCACCGATAAGTTGTCCTTTATCGTTTCTTGATCTATCACCATTCATTTCACCACATTTACGTTCTGCATCTTCTAAATCAGGGTCTGGACCAAATACAGGTCTATATATCCCATCTTCGTCTAATTTAAGAACTTTATATTGTGCTGGAAATTCACCAGTTTCCGAAATTACATATTGTTTAGCCATAATTGCTCCTAAGCGTGAAATACAGTCATTGTTAAAAATGTTGATACAGTATATTGAATATAAATACCATCAACAAAAAGTACGCCTTCATCTGGCATTACTACATCTCGTGTTGCAGTAGCACTAGCAACTGAACTTAATTTCATAAGACTTGTTCCTGTTGGAGAGTCTTCTAAAAAATTAGTTGTTCCTGCTGTTGCTGTACTTGTTAAATAAATACCTTTTAACCTTGATCTACCAGCAAATATAACATCTGCTGCTGAAGCATTAACTCCTGCTGAAGCATTACCTGCTGGGTCGCCCACAGCAGTTATTGAAGCAATAGTTAAAAAGTAGACAGCTCCAGTAGCTGTTCCTGCATTAGCACCTGTAATCGACTCTGTTTGGGAATCCCCATCAACATCAGTACCAACTACAGTAAACGATATGCCAGAATCATCTCCAGCAGAAAGAATAGTTACTATTCTTCCATGACTGAGTGTAACAGAACCGCCAGAAGCCAACGCGCCACCTATTACAAGTGCTGCGTTATTTCCAACTGCTGCTGCAACTGATATTCCATCGGCATCTAAGGCTACTGTATCAGCAGTTATTGTTACTGCTTTAACATCTGATCTTCCTGACATAATTTACTCCTATTAAGCTATTGTAGCAATTGGAGTTGACAGAGCAGTTGCTATCCAAGTTGAGTTAGTTCCATCATCCACAACGCATGTCATAGAAACTCTAGCATTTAGAACTGTTGCTGCTACTAATGTTAAAGTATCTCCTGCTACATCACTTACTGCGTTAGCTGCTGTTCCTGCTACAAGTGACAACATGCCTTGGAAATTAGATACTGCACTACCTGGTAGTACAAATGTAGTTGTTACGCTTCCGCCAACAGCTACTGTAAGTTGAAAGTCATACGTTACGCCCACATTTCCTGTAGACAGAGCAGGTAAAGTAATTACATTAGCTGCTGCACCATTAATCAAAAACAAAGTTCCTGACTGAGCTGCTGTTAAAGTATCTGATGCTGCTCCCGCTGCATTAAAAGTTGTATCAATTACTTGTCTACCTACAATAGTACTTGTAGTAGAAATAGCACCATCAGATGTAATTGATCCTACATCAGTAATGTTACCACTTGAATCAATATCAAAATTTGTGGTTACTGTACCTGTTGAAGAAGCTATTGAAATTTGTTCAAAACCATTTTCGGACCTTACTGGTCCATTAAAAGTTGTATTAGCCATTATTAAGTCTCCTTAATTAATCTATCATCTTGGCAAGTCTGCTAGGGCAGTTGATAGAAGTTAATAAAATCCCTAGAAAAAAAAGGGGCAACATAGTCACCCCTTCCATTTAAGTTCTTACGAACTACCTGGTGATCCATAGATACCTAGCGGATCAGATACTCCAAAGGAATATCTTTCTCTAGCTTTGTATCTAACATTACCAGTTTCAAAGTCACCATCCATTGCAGTTGTCATAGGACTTCTGACGAAATGCTTCATGCCATCAGGTACATCAGTAGTGATAAAGAAAGCATTAGTATCAGTTAAATAATGATTAACTGAATAACCTTCTGGAATCACTCCATTAGTTTTGATCGCATTGACATCATTGTCAGCAGAACCAACTTTGTAGTCACTTTGCAATAATCTAGTAGCAACAAACTGAAGATCAGTTGGTACTATTAGTTTTCTTGCTCTAGCTGCAATTTTAAGACCTCTTTCATCGGTGTATTTTCCGATTTGAATGATTGCATCTTCTAGAGATGTTTCATTCAAGTCAGCACCTGCAGAAGGTCTATTGCTGTTAGTTCCACCACTTACAAGTGGGTGAGCTGTGCTAAATAAAGCGACACCATCACCTGAAGAAAAAGTAGTGCTAAACCCATTATTAAGTGGGTACGCTCCTTTAACTTGTTTTGTGTAAGACATTGCACGAGCCAACGCTTTGGTATATCTACCAGAGAGAGAAACGTAGAGGTTATCCTCCATTGCTTCTTCTGTGATTGAATAGCCCATAGCTATTGTTTCGTGTGTGTAACGAGCCACAAAAGATTCTTGAGCGGTATCATAACTGATAGTCGATCCTTCATCTTTTACTGGTGCTGCACCGAAGCCAGATAGTTTCAGTTCTTCCTCAAATGATCTTTCGGAATTTTCTGAAACATAAATTTCTTCATGCTCGTTTTCATAGTTAGCGTATTCTTCTCCAAACAGGGCATTAAGTCCTGGTAAGAGTTGTTTTAGCTCATTTGCTCTTGATATAGCTGCCATAATTTACTCCTTAACCAATACCTGTTGTGTTGAGCATTTGATGCCCTACGTTAAACATAACTAGTACATCAGAATAAGTATCGCCAACTGCACTATCAGGTCCATCAACAAAGTCGATGAGCTTTAGTGGTAGTGTGGCGGTAGTTGCTGCTGTACTCCCGTCTACTGAGTTTTTGCTGTTACCAATAGTTGTAGTTCCTGCTGTTTGCACGACTGCGAAGTTTTTACCTAAGTCGTCTTGACCTAGAGTTTCATCGCCTTGCATTTGCATTATTACAAAAGGATCGGTAGCAACATACGCTACAATATCATCCGCAGCGATTGAAGCTGGGAAATATTGATTGGGTGTGAATTGACTTGTGGTTGGGTCAGTGTAAGCACAACCAAGGAAAACACCAATAGGTGTACAAGCTGTAGTACCAGTATCTTTTTGGATAGTGGTATTAGGATTGTCGTCACCCCACTTTACAAAGTCTCCATAGAATATGCTTGTAGCATATGCATTTTTGATTTTGTAATGAGTAACTTTACCTTGATAAGGACTTCCAACGACTGTACCAATAGGTCTAGCTCCGTATGGAGCTGCTGTTGTTGACATAATTGTCTCCTTAAAATTTAATTAATTATTAAAGACTCCTA